TTTGGAGATCCAGGTGCTCCTGAATCTGGCATGGTCTTGGTGCCAGCAGTCCTAACACTATTATTACCAAGAGTTTCTTCTTGTCTGCTGCCTGGTCCACCAGTAGAGGTGTTTGTCTTTCCAGGTGCTAGAGTTGCAGCGTTTGCACCCAATCCCTTGGGCACATCTTCACCAGTCAGTTGAAATTTATTATCCTTACTAGTCTGACTCTTATCCATACGCAAAACACCCATAACGATGGGCATTTGTGCCATTTCGCCATCCATGAAGAATCCCATGACAATAGCGCCAGGTTGCAACTGACCTGAGGAATTGCCTTGCCCGTCATTACCTGCCTGATCAGTGCCCTGAAGCACACTTGCCCAGGGAAGATTTTCGGTTGGTAGTTTTTGAGCAGACTCGCCAAGAGGATTGGTATAGTAGTTTAGAATTCTTGCTTTAACTCTACCTAACTCTAGAGGATCTTCATGATCCTCTACTTCGCCAACCCACCACAGGAAGCCGTCTTTACCAGCAAAACCACTATTCTGCTCGTTAATAAGACCATCAATTAACATATATCTTGGAAATGGACCGTATTTTATTTATTCCTCTAACGGACCCCCAGTGCGCCATGCACCATTTTTCAATCGCTTAACTAATTCATCCCCCCATGCTTCCATTTTATCGGGGTGGACTTGTGTGATTCCTGCTTCTTTGACAGCATTTTCGATGCTGTAAACTTCGTTGTCATCGAGTTGCTTGCCGTCTTTGGGAAGGGTCATAGTCTCCTGAATTGGTTATACACTATTTTATCCGCAATTCCAGACATTTCAAGTGGATTTTATAAAATCTTAAGAAGTCAATTTTTTGGCGGGAAATTTTTAGGGCAATATGGGAAATCAAAGGTCGTTTTTGGATGGGCGATGACGGATTCGAACCGCCGACCGATTGGGTGTAAACCAATAGCTCTACCGCTGAGCTAATCGCCCACGTTTGAATTCGTATAGGAGGGTGCCACCGAAGACAACATTGCCATCAGGATCAACGCCCTTGTCTCTGCTGGTAAAACCCTCGTTATTGAGGTGCATTTCAGCAATGACTCTAGCGTTGCCTCTAATGACGCAGCCGTCTCCAATTAGTTTTCCATCCCATCCGTCTCCATTCCATGTGAATATCATATCACATTCAGGTCTTCTTGTAAAGTCTGACTTGTAATTTCTCATGATCACTTCAGTGTCAGAGACCCTTTCTTTCTTGTGATACCCCTCTCTATATGGTTGATCGGGTCCGTCAGTCCTATACCACTGTTTTGAATGGAAGAAACCATCAGGAGTTATCTCCCAGACAATACAAACCTGAGAATAAAGAGTTGGAGATGATTGTGCTTGATTTTTATTATTATAATGTCCTAATAGATAGGAATCAAAGTCAATCTTCATAAATTCTGCACTCGTCAGACTCAGGGAATTCATCACAATACATTTCAAAAGCGGTGGGATCGTGATGATCTTCGGGATGCTCTTTGTGGTAACGCTCTAAGGATTGTAGTTCGTCAGCAGTATGACGACGCATTTGAGGAGAAACGGTTGGATCTTGAAGGATTTCTTTATCCTTAGCGATATGATCTTCGATGGATTTTTCCATATTACTTTGATAGTGAATCTTTGTATAATAGCATCTCTGTGAAGAGATTGCCATCAGTATAAGAATGTTTTAAGGCAGCGATGCAATAACGTCCACTGTATCTTTCATTTTTATTTATCTTACCACCTTTTGCCTTTGTTTCTGGGATGTCGATCTTAACACCATAACCAGAATACAAATCCATGTTACCAGGGACAGTCACAAGCAATTTAACTGCTTTGAATGACATCGCTCTGAGGTGTCTGTATGATTCCAAGAATACCAATTCATCAAGATTCTTGGTGTCGGGAGAGGCACCTGCACTACCACCAGCTGGTGCTGACTTAGGATCAAACAACCTATTAGGCAATACAGCGTATCTAACTCTTCTCTTTGACTTAACTAATTCTTTTGCTCTATCAGGCATTTCTTCGATAGGGCATTTACCATTATCAAGGTGCTCCATATCACCCCAGAAGTCTTCGAGATCATAACTTCCAGGTTGCTCGGAGTTTTTATTTTCAACAGATAGTTTTGAGTTACCAAATACAGAAGGATCAAGGGCAGTGCTAAAACCAGAGTAAGATCCATTTCTCATTGCCATTAGATAATTTCTATCTTCTGGAAATGTGATACTCTCAACCTTAAAACCATCAACACTCTTTGTATCTGTAGAAGAGTTTGTTTTCTTAGGAGAATAACTGTATGTGTATAGTCTAGCTTTGCCACCTGGGATGTCTGTCTTTTCATCTTCAGATTGTGCATTGATATCCGAAATGATTTGGTCAATAGACTTCATATGATATCCCATGATATTTTCCCAGAAGATAAATCCATTCTGAGACTTAGATCCAGCAGAGGACTTTCTGATAGATCTATTGCAGCAGAAGTAAATTGTATCGAAAGGTCTCCACGTTGTGCAAACAAAATTCAAATCATTCTGCGTCTCTTCAACATGAAGATTCTTACCTGTCATCTGCCCACCAGTTGCATTGCCACGAAGAATACTTTCTACAATTTCGTGTGCCTTCTTACCTTGTTTAAATATGACTTCAGAAGACCCAAACAATGCCTTTGCTTCGTTAATGATAAACTCTCTCGAAACTAACTGGACAATATAACCCTCGGACTGATTGTTTCTCGATCTAGATTCAATGTTATATGCCGTGAAATAATATCCATTTCTACTATCTCTAGCTTCGATTTCGATATACCACTCTTCTGCACCACTGAGTCTATCAAGGACACCAGCAGAATCTTGCAAGACCAACTCAGCAGATATTGCAGCAAGGTCAATACCCTCTTCAACAGTTAGAGTCATGACAAGATTTCCAAGATCAGTAGCACCCTGATCATTTTTCATTGGCTCGTCGCCTTTGAAAACTTGCAGTTTTATCTTTGCTTCTGTTACGTTAGTCGCTTTCATGATTCAAATCTTTTGAGTAGATTATTGGTGGAGTTTAGTTTTGAAACCAGTGATTGTTTTGTTTCACCGCCACCAGAGGGCACAAATTGTTGTTGTGGTTGTGCCATTGCTGCTGCTTGTTTACTTGCTTCACCTGCTGCTGCTTTTACTTGAGCAACCTCTGCATTCTGGACTTCAGTTAGTTGTAACGCTGTAGCAATTGCCTCTCTGTTACTCTTCTTTTTATCAGATCTTGCATTCATTGTTGCTTGGGTTTGAGCAGTCATTATACTTCCAGTAGAAGCAGAAGGACCACCAACATTAGTTGCACCTGCTGGAGCTGCAGAGGAAGTAGTAGCACCAGATAGGCTTGATGCATTGCCCGTTGCTGCTGCATTTTGTAGGTTTTTGGACCCACCTTGAGCACTGGATGCCTGACCACCAGCCTTCGATGCGTGACCACTATCACCGATAGCAGATGCTGGGGGAGCATCCTTCATGTCAGCAGCGGCAGCAGAAGATCCAGGTGTTGCTTTCTCGTCTGATCCCAGAGATCCACCAGCAGAAGTGGATGCAAATGGATTGGGTGGTGCCTTATCACCGAGCAATCTACTAGCAAGTTGAGTGAATGCCTCCATAGGATTCATCAACTGAGTCGCTGCACTAGCAACTCCATCTATAGCAGATCCAGTATCACTACCAGCAATGTTATCGGGACTGCCAGTGTAAGGTCCCACTTCACCACCAGTGATACCAAACTCTCTCTTTTTCTTCTGGATTCTTTCACCCAACTCACCGATGGTAATCATACCATCACCATTTTGATCTAGACCTGCGTTGTGATCATACCAAGAGGATGGGTGATTTCCATACTTATCAGAGAATCCACCTCTCTTCGCCAGGACATAATCTTTACCCTCTTTAGCAAATGCAGGTAGATAAGAGATAGTATAGAGGTGACCAGCAGATGCACCCTTAGGCAACTTCCAGTAATCAAAATACTTCTCAACATACTCCATCTGCTCAGCACGAGACATCTTCTTCAGTGCTGCCTGTGTAGTGCCAATTGCTGCTGCACTATCCTTACTAAACTGAATCAAACCAACGTGTGTGCCGTTGTCTGCTGCGGGATCTAAACCAGATTCGGAAGCAAACTTACCGAGCAAATCAGCAGGATTGATTTGATACTTAGCAGATAGTTTTTTAACTTTCTCTAGGAATTCAGTATCTCCTCCAATTAGTTGCTTTGCTCTACCAGATAGAGCAATTGGACTTGATCCACCACCCCCAGGGGCAACCTCGCCAGTGAATCCACCCTGATGCCCTTTGGGATGGACAAGTGCAACAACTTTCTTAGTGCCAGCACCATACACAGCACCAACACCATCAACAACTGCCTGCCAGTGTCTACCACCATTCTTTGCAATAGCAGAGTCATTACCAGAGGATGAGCGAGCATTATTCCAATCGTTGTGTCTAGTAGAAAAGATTAGTGATCCAGAGGGCACTTTGTTTCCTTTAACTGCCTTCTTCCACTGACCAAAATTCATCTCCTTGACACCCACTCTTCCATATGGAGAGTTGATTTGCTTAGGTTGTCCGACATTCAGAGCAGCATATCCAAAATCTTTAACTGCTTGCGCCATCAAACCACGAGGGTTGTTAGGGTCACGTCCAGTTGCAACGTGGGGAGCACCAATCCTAGCACCGTTTGCCTGAGCAGTATTCAAAACACCAGTAGTGCAATAACCAGAAGGGGCATTAACTAATTTTGTGCCATCACCCAACTTTCCAAGCTCACCACCAGCAGCCATGAATAGTTTAGAGAATCTTCTTTCTTCTCTCTTTGCTCTTGAAGATGCCTGACCTTTTGCTTTACCGTCCTTACTATACTCTCCACCACCATCAAATCCCCTGGTCATTCCACCAAGATCATATCCCATACGGGATGCTTCAACCATTCTCTGACCCATCAACCCAGAGTTGTTTTGAGTTGCAGGAGTATTGATAGGGACAACGAAACCACCAGCTGCCTTGGTGGCAACATATTCTAGACCATGACCAATAAACGCTGTAGATTTACCACCATCCAGAGACACAGGGTAACCAGACATGGGACCATTGATAAATCCACCACCCCTAGCACGCTTTTTAGTTTTACCACCCTTCGCCATCTCTTGATCAGGATCATTGTCTCCTGAGAAAAGAGAAACCAGACTAGTAACTGCAAGACCAGCAAGACCGATCTTCAACAGTCTTCTACCTAGTTTCTTACCAACTGTCTTCAGACCACTACGGAAAGCTTTAAATCCCTTCTTAAAATCTTTAAGAAGAGACAGTGGATTCTTTAGCCACTTGATAGCAAGTAGACCCGTGCCAATAGACACGAATGCCTTCATGAATCCACCAAACCTGTCTAACCAGGATGCATCCTCATTACATAGGAGTTGCCAT